TCCTGTCCAACTTGATCCATCGTAAGTATATGCTTCAGCCGTGTTAGCTGTGTCATATCCACCAGCTGCAAATGCAGCTGTTTGAATGCCCGCTGATGCTAAAGATCTTGTAGCAGTTGGTAATGCTCCACCTGTAGCCCAACCTGATCCATTATATTCTTCAACGGCTGTACTACGAGTATCACTTGGTCCAACATTACCACCTATCATTAAACCGGCAGTTTGAGTTCCAGCTCCTCCTGAACCATATCGAGTAGTGTTTATTGGTGCACTTGATGACCATGCTTCTGAAAATTTAGGTCCTCTTAAAGATCCAGTAGTTGAATTGTACCACATTTCTCCTTCAATTCCTGACGAAGGATCAGATGATACTTTTTTAATTTTTTTTCCGACTATTTCTCTATAAGTTGACACTCCAACTCCTATTAATTACTCTTCAGTAACCAACCTTGAGTGTTATCCGTAAAGACTAAAGTATTTGCAGCTCTTTCTGTTGCAACAGTTAAATCTGCTGCTGATCCATTAATATTTTTACCATTTCTTGCAACGGTTAAATTATTGGTATCAAAAGTACCTGCATAATCAATAAACGAAATCTCATCTCCAATAGTTGGTGACGCTGGTAAAGTTAAAGTTATTGCTCCAGAAGTAGTATTCATAAAATATCCAGCTCCTGCTGCACCTGATACAGGAGAATCTCCTGTTACTTTTACAGCTTGCCAAGATGTTCCACCTGCTTCTAGTTCTTCCCAAGATAAAACTCCACCTGTTGTTGATTTTAAGACGTAACCATTTCCTCCTGCTACGGCTGCCGGCCACGTAACAGTATAATCTGTGGTCGTACCTGATGCTTTCATACCTATGTATTCTCCTCCAGAGCTATCCTGAAGTCTTAATTCTTTCTGTGAACCTATATTCAATCCTGTTGATGCGCTCCAAACTAAGTTTGCATCTCCACCAAAAGATCCAGAATCATTAAATTGAACTTGAGTATCTGATCCTCCTGGTAATCCACCAACAGTAATTTCTGCTATATCTGGGTTTGTACCATCATTAGCGGTTGCATAAATAATTTTCCAACCTTTATCAGTTGTTGCCCAAGTAACAGAATCACCTGAACCTGATGCATATTTAAGTTGAACTGTATAAGCTCCACTTGTGCTATTTTTAATAAAATAAAAGTTTTCTACATCAAGTGGAATAGTTACAATTTTATTTCCTGAAATTGTTTGAGCAGATTCTGCTCCTAAAATAATTGTTCTTGTAGCTAAAGTTGCTCCTGTTGAGCCATCTGATACTGATAAAGTAGTAGTATTTGCTCCAGCTCCACCAGCATTTAAAGTTTGAACAATATAGCCACCAGCTATTTGTTCTATAATATTTAAGTTTGTATTAGTCTTTGTTCCCCAAGTACCGGCATTTTCGCCAGTAGCCATTAATTCTACACCTAGAGGGGTATATGTTGATGCCATAATTTTCTCCTAAATCTTATCTAGATCTTAATATTTATTTTGTTTTATATATAATGTCAACTAATTAAGCCGACTTTTTACTCCAACTTCCGCCTTGTGAAGGTGTTCTTTTACTCCAACTACCACCTTGTGTAGCTGTTTTTTCACTCCAACTACCACCTTGACTAGGTACTATTTTTTCCCATGCAATTGGACCACCAATCTGGCCTAAAGTAATTGTTGCAGATTGTCCCGTTAATCCCATAACTTGATCTGCTGGTGTAATAGCACCTACTCCAGATGTTGCTGCTACTCCAGTTATAGGATATTTAGATTCACATATAACACTACCTATACCAGTACTTGCGGATACACCCGTTATTCCTGTTACAGTAGCAGGAGAAAGTTCTCCAACTGATGCAGTAGCTCCTAAACCTGTTAAAGTTACATCTTCATTTGGAACAACAACTGTACCTAAAGAAGAAGTTGCACTTATTCCAGATGGATTTACTACTACTCCTGATGCAATAAATGGTTCACCTATAGAGGAAGTAGCTGCTTGACCTGTTAATGGAACACCTACGTTTGGTATTACTACTGTTCCAGTTGAAGACGTAGCTCCTAAACCTGTTAATCCCATTACTTGATCTGCTGGTGTAATTGCACCTACAGAAGAAGTTGCACCTTGACCTGTTAAGCCCATTACTTGATCTGCTGGTGTAATAGCACCTACAGAAGAAGTTGCACCTTGACCTGTTAAAGATAAACTAACTGAAACATCAATAGTTGGTGTTCCTAAAGAAGAAGTTGCACCTAAACCTGTTAAAGAAAGTGAAACAGATGTAATAGCTGATAAAGAACCATTTGCAGAAGTTGCACTTACGCCAGTTGGAATAACTGTAATATTATTTGTACCACCCCAAACTTGAGATCCCCATGTATCACGACCCCAACCTGTATCGTAGTAATCAGAATCACCCCAATCAGCTTGGCCCCATGCAGTATGACCCCAACCTTGTAAAATATTTTCGTCAACATAGCCTCCGGTATTGTACATACCTTGGCCCCATCCCATACGTGAAGCATTCCACGTTGTTGGATTGACAATGGCCTGAAGACCCGTTACCGAAACTGTAACGTCAGCCATGTTTTACTCCTATGCTATTCTGACGATTGCTGTAGTAGCTGCTGCCGCAGGAAATTGAATTGTGAAAGTTCCACTAGTAGCTGTTTTATCTCCACCGAAATCTATCGCACAAACTGAAGCATCTGTTGAATGTGAATCATTATAAATTAAACATCCTCTTGCTGTAAAAGAAGCAGATGTCCAAGACACATCTGCAAAATCACATACAGCTGTAGATGAATCTAAAGTAGGTGTTACACTTGTTAAAGCTTTTCCACCTGCTGTGTATGCAGTTCCTGAAGTGTTAGTAATTTCTTCTGATGTAGAGTAAGCAGTTGTACCTGCTCCTAAAGTAGCATCACTATCATACAATGCTAATTTAAAAGTGTTTCCAGTTGAAGCTGTAAAATTATGTTCAGCTTCTAAAATTTCTTGTTTAAAGCTATTACAAATTGCCGATGTTATTGCCATACTTATCTCCCTTATTGAGGCGGTGATTCGATCGGTATACGAATAGTACCATCCGTATAGTCGTCTCTTCTTCGTCTCCCAATTTGCACACTTGCAAATTTAGTTAGTTCTTGTTTATACTTTTGTTCATATAATGTCAACATATCCATTGGACCTTTTAAATATCCATAAGCTTCCACTAGAGAAGCATAAAGTAAACCTTGTGGGAAATACTTACTTAAATAAGTCCCAGAAGTCTCTGTTTCTAATCCTGTTGGCACTATATTTCCATGTATATTTATTAAATAATTAGCATCTGGCGTAGGAGCCATTATAATATTTCCTGATGTAGTTGAGCTAGTTCCAGTCGCTCCTCCAAACATAGCATAATATTTAGGTAATCCTGTTACATCTTGGCCTGTTTGAGTCCCTTTAGGACCAGTTAATTCTCCCACATATTCACTTACAAATGTTCTATCTCTTTTTAAGAGCCAATATGCTCTACCTGTTCTAGAAGAAGTAGAATTAAAAACTTCAATTCCTCTTACAAAAACCATACCTGCCGGAACTCTAACAGTTTGCACATCTGCGGCTAGTGTTCCTTCATATTCAACTCTATCTGAATCCATAGGAAGATCATAAAAAATTCTATATTCTGCATTTTCTATAAATCTATTTAACACAGCAGCACTAAAAACAGTGCTATCTACTTCAGTATAGTTTCTAATATCGGTTTGTAAGTTTGATAAATTGTATCCTGCCATTATGCTTGTAAAGTTACCGGTCCAACGGAAATCGGATAACCTCCTCCTGTTGCGACACTTGTCGCGTTTGTATCAGCGCTGAAATAAAACCAATCTGTTCCATAAATTCCAGTACCATTTGGTCCATCTGTGTCAGTTGCACCGCTGACGTATTTACCTACAGTTATAGTATATCCTGCAGCTTTTGCAATAGTTGCTCCTGTAATACCTCCTACACCCTCTGGATTACCATATACTCCGGCAGCTCCTAAAGGACCTCTAAATCTTTTTTTATCTCCAGTGGTATATCCATGTCCTGGTAAATTTACATTTACAATTGGAGAACCTACTTGATATGTTTCTAAAGGATCTTCTTTTAATAAATCAGCTACTGCAAATTCTGTTCTTGCAGGTTTTGCATGTGCTAAAGCTTGTGGGTCCGCACCGTGTGGTCTTGGTGAAACTTGTGGTTGCTTAGGTTCGTATTCAGAATTATGTACCCAGGCACCATTCCATTCTTGAACCATTTCTCTATATGGAAATGCTGCACCTGATCTATCAGAAATCATTAATGAATATCTACCTTTTGAAAATCTTCCCATTATATATTTGGATAATAAGTTTTCGGTGTAATATACGTACTTGCTGCTGATCCATCCTCCGCTAATGCTCTTGCTAATTCATCTTCATAAAATAATTTTAATTCTTGTGTTCTTTGTGGTGCAAATTTTTGTGATAAGTAAAATGCTAAACCAGCTACCATGCAAGGAACAAATCTATAAGGAGCATCAGTTGCATTACTATAAGCTCCTACATCTTGAATTCTTTTAACAAAGTAAATGTGCATATCTTTAGATGCAGCTGTGGAATTAGGTGTTGGGTAAATGGTTACCGTAACTTTGTCCACGAATCTTTGAACCCAAAATTGACTTGGAGTTCCTTTAGTTAATTTATTAGAAAAAGCTGCATAAGTTGATCTTGAAACTTTTGTCATTGGTAAATCTGTTTGATCTGTAGCGGTTCTATCTGTTCTGTATTGAGCAGATAAAATATCTGATAATCCGTAAGTAGAAGTACCAGAAGTTCCACCTACAGTAACGGCAGATGTACCATCTCCTGCTGATCTATAAAAAATATATTCTGCCTGACCTTCAATTAAATCAATATTAGTATCACCTACTTCCCAAAAGTGAATTCCTCTATTTCCCCATTCTTGAAAAAGAATATTTAATGATCTTCTAGCACTATGTATTTGATGACCTGCTGAACCTACTAAACCAATTCGTTCGTAAGCCTCAGAAATTATATCATCAATTGCAAAATGCTTTTCAAACGTATAAGCGCCAGATGTTGTATTCGCCATTGGCTACTCCCTTAAAAAGTTCCAACTACATAAAAAAAGTCTATGTCTC